AACAGCAAGTGTAAACAGGACAGAAAAAGACGATCTGAACATTTATAAACATGCCTCTGAAAATAAGGCATTTGTGAGAGATATAGAAAAAATAAAGACCGAAATAATAGATAAAGGATTAGAAGAGGCAGGGTTGCAAGTGTTAGAGTTACCACATCCTTTACAGCTTTCCAAAAACCAAATAAACGATCAGGAAAGTATGAGTATGATTAACTATTATGCTATGGTTAGCAATATAGAGCCAATTTATAAAGATGTCAGTAAAACAAGCTTAAAAACGGTAAAGCATAGTCAGGCAAAGGATTATAACGACAGCATAAAAACAAAGAGTAAAAAAGGTAAAACAAAGGATATAACCCCGATAAGCCCTTTTAAAAGTTAGACTTAAAACAAAATATAGTTATATCAAAAATGAAAAAAGGTTAGTGTAAAAATTAAAAACAGTTATTAATAAAAACAAAAACTCATCAAGATATGAAAAGCAATAAAACCTCTGAAACCCTTGAAAAGTCTAATAAAAAGGACTGGATTATCGTAGGAACATCAAATTTTGAAAGTATCCAAAATGAATGTAAAAGAGCCAAAGAACAAAAGCTAATGATCGGGATTATAGGAAGCACAGGAGCAGGAAAAACCACCGCTCTAAGACATTACCACGATAGTAATTCCGATACTTATCTTATAACCTGCTCCCGAACAATGAAAACTAAACAGCTATTAGCCGAAATTCTACGTGCCTTTGGAATCAATTATATTGCTTCTGACTTTGAAATGATGCGTTTAATCGTGGACACAATAAATAGAAAGGAAAACCCTCTAATTATGATAGATGAAGCCAGTAAGCTAACGCCTAATGCCTTGATGTATTTACAGGATATTTGGGACGGAATAGAGCATAATGCTGGGCTTATTCTGGCGGGTGTAGAGTATTTATATACCAACATGAAAAAAGGTGCAGAACGCAATAAACAGGGGATTCCTGAATTTTATGGACGCATTACATCATGGCTGGAGCTTACCGAACCTACCTCCAAAGAAATAAAAGCGATATGTCAATATAATGGAATTGATAATCCAGACGAAGTGATTGGTATTGCAGGGCTTAAAAACTTTCGGTATGTAAAAAACATTATCAAGAATCTTAAAAATAAATAATATGGAAATTAATAATACACAAAAACCAGCTCAATTTTCTAGTGCAATGTTTTTTGAGATAGAGTTATTAAGTGGTGAAAGCTCTTCTGTGATTACAATTTACAATAATAAAGAAGTTGATTTTGAAGAAATTTTAAATCATATGCAAAACGCACTTCAAAATTGCAGAAAGATCAAGTCTGTAAAACCCAGTATCGGAAGTATTAAAAAAGGAAAATACGAGCCCATTTTAATGTATTCTAAAATAGAATTCGACAGAACCGAATCACTTAATAATACATTTATTAGAAAAGATTTTTTTTCAATATAAACAAACTAACATTATGGACAATAAAACATTTTTAGTATCAGATGAAAGCCAGAACTCACACGGCTTTAAGGTTCTCACAGCAGGTATAGACGTTTCAAAATTTGAGAAAAACCCGATTATGCTTTATATGCACGAGCGTCCCGATATTATAGGAAGATGGGAGAATGTGAGAAAAGAAAAAGGCTCACTTTACGCTGATGCCGTCTTTGACATAGAAAACAATAGAGGGAAAGAAGTTGCAAGGCAGGTAGAAAATGACTTTTTAAGAAGTGCAAGCATTGGCATTATAGAATTGGAAAGAGTTGAGGACGTTGTAACAAAATCTGAACTCGTGGAAATATCTATCGTAGATATGGGAAGTAATAGCAATGCACTGCGTCTTTATAAAGATGAGCCAGAGGTTATTTATTTGAGTTTTAACGAAATACAAACCCAGCAAAGTTTAATAAAAATACTAGGACTTTCAACAAAAACAAATCAGACAGATATTTTAAATAATGTAAAAGAGCTGAAAAATCAGAAAACAAAGCTTTCAAAAGAACTCGATTCCCTTAAAGCTAGTATCCATGAAGAAAGAGAAAAAGAAGCTGAAGCATTAACGGCTTTAGCTATCAAGCAAGGTGTAATCCCAGAAAACCTTAAAGAAATCCAAAAATTAGCGTTTAAAACGGATTTTGTAAAAGCAAAAACCGATTTACAGGCATCAATTAATTTAAAAATGGAAAATGATCAGAGAAAGCAGAAATTAAGTATTGTTGACACCTTTGTAAAGACAGCAATTAACAATAATACATCTGATAAGTCTACTATTAATAAGGAAAATTGGACACTAAGTGATTATCGAAAATTTGCACCAAAGGATCTGGAAAACAACCCAGAACTATATAGTGAACTTATTAAAAAACAGTATAACAAGTAAATATTAATTAAAACAATTTTAAAATTATGGCAACATTAAACAAACAGATTTGGATAGACCAAATACAAGAAAAATTTTATCCTGATGCTTCCTTCCTAAAGTATGCAAAAAACTTCGATGCTTATGTAGATAATGATATTATCAATATGGCAGATTCAGGCTTTGATCCTGATGTATTAATAAATAATAAAACCTATCCTATTGTAATTAAAGAAAGAGAAGATAAACCTCTTTCTTTTGAATTAGACCTATTTGAGACAGAGAACACCCTTGTAAGAAGACCTGATGCTGTTGAGCTTTCTTATGATAAATTAGAGAGTGTTATTTATGGACATAGAATGGCTTTACAAACCAAAACAGGAATGAAAGCAGCTCATGCTTATGCACCAGCGGAAAACACAGAAAACACCCCTGTAATTGCTACTACAGGCGAAGATAATGGAGAAGGTGTTAAAAGAGTTAAGGTTGAAAATATTTTAGCATTGAAACGCCGATTTGATCTTTTAGATGTTCCTTATGACAGACGTTTCTTAGTTTTCGATCCGAGACATACCGAGGATTTAATCTTATTTGATTTAAAGTCATTCAAAGATATTACAGACTTTGAGAATGGAAAACCAAAACGCTTCGCTGGCTTCAATATCTTAGAGTTTACAAAAAATCCTACGTATGATGCTACTACACTTAAAAAGAAGCCTTATGGCTCTGTCTCTGCAAATTCTGATACATTTTGTTCCTTTGCTTTTTCTTCTGATGAAGTAATGCGTGCAGATGGAAATATAGGGATGTATGAAAGGATTAATGATCCTGAATTAAGGGGAACGGTAGTAGGGTTTGACAAGCGTTTTATCGCAATGCCAATCAGAAATAAGGCGATAGGTGCTATTGTTGCAGCTAAAGTTTAACAAAAAGACAAAACCCCGTTAAAGCCGTCATTTAGACGGCTTTAATAATTTATACACTAAAACCCAACTTGTTTTGTATTCACCAGTGTTTTAAATTTGTTTTATGGCGAAAAATGAGCGATTACAGCAAAGAAATGACAAAGTACGGAAGTACTTCATTGAATTAGAGCAAAAGTACCCACAATGGCGTATTTCGGCTTTAGAAAGTAATACTGCAAACAAGTTTTTTATTAGCGAGAGAACAGTAAGAGCTATATTAAAGGGTGGCGGTGTTTATTCTAATTAACTTAAACACATTACACTATGTTTGTATTAAAATCCGAGATAATAATCGGCGATTATGTTTTCCATTCAGTACATGATATTGAAATAAATAAAAGCGTATCCGAACTTGGAGATACGGCAGTAATAAAGATGCCTCGCAGGTTTAAAATAAGGCATAACAATGAAACTGTATACACAGAGAAAGCAATAAAGCCAGGCGACACTGTCGTAATAAAATTAGGCTATGAAGGAAAATATGAAGGCATTGAATTTAAAGGGTATGTTAAGAAAGTTAATCCTAAAACCCCTTTAGAAATACATTGTGAGGATTCTATTTGGCTACTAAGACGCAAAACTATTAATCAAAGCTTTGGAAGTACTAATTTAAAAAAGGTATTGGAAGAAATTATAAAGGATACTCCTATTAAACTGTCAAAAAAAATACCAGATGTACAATTTGAAAAGTACGTTATACGTGGAAAGAATGGCGCACAGGCTTTACAGGAAATCATAGAAAGCACGGCATTATCTGCCTTTATTGATGATGACAATAATCTATATTGTGGACTTGTTGAAGGTACTAATATAGGAGAAACGGCAATTTATGATCTAAATTATAATATTGTGTCTAACGATCTTGAAATTATGGATAATTCATCCTATAAAGTCTTTGTAAAGTATACCTATACAAGTCCTAAAGGTGAAAAAACTATCGTTACAACTGGTGATAAAGACGGAGAGGCAAAGGATTATAAAACTACTATTATATCAGACCCTGTAATGCTTAAAAAGTTAGCTGATGAAGCCTATAAGAACCTTAAAAAAGAAGGTCTTAGTGGTTCTGTTACTTCATTCCTTATTCCTTTTGCCACTCGTGGAATGGTAGCCGAAATAAGAGATAATGAACACCCTCATTTAGAAGGTAACTACTTTATTAAAAAAGTTACCACTACCTTCGGAATGCAAGGTGCAAGACGTAAAATTGAAATTAGTAATAGGCTTTAAACAATGATTAAACCCCTTTGAAAATAGAAGGGGTTTTTATTTTCAAAATCTCATTTATAAATAACTATTATCTTACGATCGAAAAACGACGATATTTCCGATATCGTTAAAATAAATCCAGATCTTCATCTGATGGGATCGCCATGGAGTCCTCCATCCTGGATGAAAACAAATAACAGTATGGTGGGCGGAGAACTAAAGAAAGAGTTTTACCCGGCAATGGCAAACTACCTGTCAACCTACGTAAAGGAAATGGCTAAAAAAGGTTTCCGTATAAGTGCACTTACAATTCAGAATGAACCGTTGTATGATAAAGCGGCTTATCCGTGTATGTTGATGACTGCGGAGATGCAAAGAGATTTTATTAAAGATAATCTGGGACCAAAATTCAAAAAGGAGAATATTAAAACCCATATTATTTCTTATGATCATAACTGGGATCATCCTGATTACGGGATTACAATATTAAAGGACCCGGAAGCTGCAAAATATGTTGAAGGAACTGCTTTCCATGCGTATGCCGGGAAAGTAGACGCAATGAGTGAAGTGCATAAAGAGTTTCCGGATAAAGGGATTTTCTTTACAGAGCAGTCTGGCGGTGGATGGGCTCCAAATTATAGCGATAATCTTTCATGGAATGTAGGAACACTTATTATAGACGGGATGAGAAACTGGACGAAGAATGTACTGTTATGGAATCTCGCACTGGACGAAAAAGATGGTCCTACAAATAAAGGCTGTTTAAACTGCCGTGGTGTGATTACAGTTACAAGCGATGGCAAAATAAAGAAAAATGAAGAGTATTATTCTCTGGGGCATGTGGGTAAGTTTCTTCAGCAGGGTGCCAAAAGAATTGAATCTAATGATACAACATCTGAAGGGATTAAAAATATAGGTTTTATAAACCCCGATGGGAAAATAGTTGTGGTAATGACCAACTTTTCCGGAAAGAATAAGAATGTAAAACTGAACTGGAAAAAACATTCTATGGATGTTGAATTACAGGACCAATCAGTCTATACACTGGTATTGCCTCAAAAATAATCAGTATCCTGAATTAGGTCAATAACATTTACAATATTTCAACAGAGAAGAAAG